TTAAACAGAAACCCTGATAAGATTGTGATTTTTCCAGATAAGTGGGATAATTCATCCAATGTTGAAAGTGATATATATTACACGAACTCAATTGTTTTGCCTATAAAATAAATAGATGTGCTTCAAACAGTCTTTGTTTATCTGAAAGGAACAGTCAAAAGTTAAGAATGTGTTTTTTTAATTGATAAAAACAATTAAAAACAATTGCAGGGATGCGTGATTCAATATAAAGACAAATTTATTCATAATCTCTAATCGTTTTCCCGACAGGGAATCTAGGAACTCCAAATTCACTCAGTTCCTGGTAAGTAACAGTAAGCATTTTCCCGATCATTTTGGGTGCGTTTTTGAAATATTCAGAACGTTCCTCAACTGTTCCAATAGGTCTAACGTCAAATTCCTTTCCATCTTTTGTTTTGCATTTCCATATGACTGTTCCTAAGTCGTGACCAGTACCTTCTTTGAAATTGATAATTTCAAATTCACCATCTTCAAATGTTTTGTATTTCTGTAGATTCTTAGTTCTATTGAATTCGTAAACAGAGTTCTTATTTCTAAGAATGGATCCTTCAAATTTCTGTTCAATAAACATAGGATGGAACTTATCTATAACATCCTTCTTATCATCACAAACAAGTGTTTCCACAAACTTCAAATATTTCCAGTCTTTCAGTGACTTGATTTTTTGTAAAAGTTCGTAACGTTCTGAGAAAGGCTGATTGTTTTTCTCAAAGAAACAATCGTAAATGTGATACTGTATTTGTTCTAGTTTCTCCATATCACCATCTTTGATTTTCTCAGTTTTTACTATTCCAGCAATTTTGTTAAACACAACATCGTGATTGTATAGTTCCCCGTCAAATATCAAGTCGGGGAATTTTGTGAATATAATATCAAGTTCCTTATTGATGTGATCAAGATGTTTGAAATATTTGAGTTGACGAGATTGATTGACAATCTGATCATTTTTTGTGTATGAAAGACAACGTATGCCATCTAATTTAGGCTGAATGAAGCATGGAAAAACGATATCAATTTTGCGTTTTGTTTTGGAATTAGGATCCCATTTGTCAGCAAGCATTGGACAGAATGATTTATTCTGTTTTTCATCATTGATTTCATTCAATTTCTCAATATATTCTTCCTTCTCCTTCTTGTCCTTGAAGACTTTGTCGCACATCAAAACAAGTTGTTTTTCTATTGTCGTTTCATTCTTCTTCCCGATGTTTTTGCCTTCCTTGATTTCCTTTTCGGATAGGATGATTTTCCCGTCCTGTTGCCCGTATTCTGTTTTAATCCAATAAGTATTGTTGTCAGGATGGAGGACTGCAGATATCTTCCACATTCTCACTTTTTCAGATTTATCTTTTTTGTAAAGTTGAGGATAGCTTTTAATGATTTGCTCAGACATTTGTGTTTTTTTCTATGGATACAAAACAAATGTATTTAAATCAATTTTTTTGTTTAGAGTTAAAGACTTGATATGAATGACAAGTATGAACATGCGTGTCGTGTTCATTTTGCATAGAATTTTCAATCTCAAAACATCTATCTAAATTCCACCTTTTTCCTATGCTAACAAAAAAATGATTTTTTTAACCTTTTTCTGTTATTCAAATCACAACCAACAAAACTCTCTTGAAACAATGTCAACCAAAGCGATTACTAAATTACTAAGTCAATATGTTGAGGATTTCATCAAGTCCTGTCCTTCTGATGACAAGGAAGGAATATTGAAGGAGATCATGACGAAGGAGTCCTCTAAGAAGATTGAGGACTTTGTCAAGAAAAATGAGATCCGAAAGAAGAGAGGTTCTGAGAAGGTTAAGGATGATAAATTACCTAAAAAGCCTAAAAATCCATATATGATCTTTTGTGATAGATATCGTTCTAAGATATCTGAAGAGAACAAGGACAAAACTTCCAGAGAGATGATAAAATTGATGGCAGAGAAATGGGATGAGAAGAAGAAATCTAATGACGATGAGTTTCAGGAGATAATGAGTCTTTGTGAAGAAAGTAAGAAACTTCATGCGGAACAAATGAAGCAATACAATATTGAAAACAATATTGTTGTTACTGTAAAGGAAACTCCTAAAGACGCTTTTTACTATTTCAAACTTGACCAGAAGAAGAATATGACTGGGGTAAGCAAAATGGAAATCCATCACACTTTGAAAAAGCAGTGGAAGAAGCTTAATGAAGAAAAGAATGAAATTGTCAAGAAATATTTACAAATCGCCACGAATAACTTCGGATCCGATGACGAAGCTACTTTGGATAATGAAACGATCCCTGTTAATGTCTCAGTTGTTGAGAGTAATGAAGCTTCTGCAGATAATACTGTTGTTGAAAAGAAGAAGGTTAAGAAGATTAAAAAGAAGGTTGTCGCAGATGATAACCAAGAGATTGAAACTTAGATTATATTATTTTAATTAAGATTAATGAACGTGTTTTATGTATTATTTAGAAAAAAATGATTTTTTAGTAGTTTTTCTGTGTTACATTCATCTTTTTCTGAAAATGTCTGGTCAAAACAAATGCGGTAATTTGGTTATTGTTGAGGATAAGTTCATTCATTTGGATTACTGTAACGATTGTGAGAAGTGCAGATTTCTTGACACTCAACAGATAGACGATCTGTTTTTGGACGATATGAGTATTGATATGAATGATGTCAATATAGGGATGGATATTGATATGAGTGTTGAGCTTGACATTGAAAGTGATGTGAACTATGACATGGATGGAGAGTTCAATTTTGATGATATTTTTAATCTTTCAATTGATAATATTGTTAGTGAATGAAAGTATGGTATAGATAAAAGTATGGCAGAGATATAAGATAAATACAAGATAGATTATAAGATAAATATATAAGCTTTCTTAACCGAATAGGGTTAAGAAAAGAAAGAATCATTTTCTCACACTTTATTGATTTCCAAATGTTGCTTTATTCTATCAAAACTTAGATATTCACATAATGGTATGATTCCGAACTTATCATTTTCCGATACATAATTAATCAAGAAATTTTGTATGTTAATAGCGAGTTCTATTCTAAGTTCAGTTTCAGTTTTGTAATCATTGAAATCATAATTGAGCTCGTCATAATTATTATTCTGATCGTCATCAATCAGAGATGAATCATTGAAGAATGTAGTAGTGGATCTGTTGTTCGTCGGGATAGATTCCTCTTTTTTTTTACTCATGGTATGTATTTAACGTATCTGTTTTTAAATTTACTTTTTCAAAGTCACGATTGAATCAAGATCCTCCTTTGTGTAATCATACTTTTTATACCATTCTTTACCTAGAACGTTTTCCATTATGATTTTCTCATCATCGGTTAGCATACTTGGATGCAATCCAGATTTGATGCTTTCACAAATATATGACGCGGCGTCATTAAGAAATAAAGGAACATTGTTTTTATCAGTTATTGAGGCAGTTTCAAAATTAATATTTGAGAACATTGATTCTCCGAGTCTTTTGTAGTGATCAAGTTCTTCAGGTGACATTGCGTTCAATGCCGATGTAATCATGGAATTATTCCATAATGAATTCTCTTTTTCCTTTTTGCGGCTATCCAATTCCTCTTGTTTTTTCATTTTTGTTATTAAAAAAATAATTCTTTAAACTTTAATCTAAAAACCATACATTTCTACCATAAAAAATATGTATTTATATATCGCACTTGCTCTATTATTGATTTTTTTTACAGCATTCATATTTAACAAGTTTATTTATTCATCTTCAGAGGATGAAAACGCGTATTATAGAAATGTGATTAAAAATGACGAATTATTACTACATAGCAGAGATGAACCCGTGAAAAATGAAACTTTAGACCCTGTAATTATAGTTTCATTCACAACTTCACCAAGAAGAATTAACATGATACAAAAAACGATAGATTCAATACTAAATCAAACAAGACCACCGGATTTAGTAAGAATAAATATTCCCGCTGTTTTTAAACGAACAGGAGAAACTTACAAAATACCAAACTTTTTATTAAATCATCCCAAAATACAGGTCGTTCAATACAAAGAAGACTATGGTCCGATTATGAAAATACTACCAACTATAATGGATTACAAAAATCATTCTAATGTAAGCATAATATACACAGATGATGATGTTATCATGCTCCCCAAAACAATAGAGACATTTCTAAAATTAGGAGACATCCATCCAGAATATACATTGTGTTTTTCAGGATTCCAATTCAATGGTAAAAACAGATGGATTCGGAATAATACGGAATGTTTTGTAAATATCCCTGAAGGATATATGTGTGTTTATCTTAATAAAAATGTATTAAGTAGAATGAGATATTCTTTGATGGATTATTACAAAATGATATCACAGAACGAATACTGTTTCACTAGTGACGATTTAATGATGGGTAATTTTTATGCAATGAACGGAATTTTTGTTTATAAAATTCAAACAGATGAAGTCAATTATAATTTATGGTGGAATTCCGGATGTGAACTTCCTTACGGAAAAGATGGCGATGGCATATCATCTATGGCGAGTGATCAGCATTTCACAAGATACAACAACGCGTATGATTATTTGAAACGTATGAATATTAATTTTCTGAATATCGTCTAGAGTCCACTACCTTATTTTTTTCTTAACCTTAAAATTGAGGTTAAGAAAAAGGAAATTTAATAAGTTCATTTTGAGGAGCATACGTAAATGAGACAACACTCTATATTTAGAATAGATCATCTCTTATTGCGCATATTCTATGTTTAATTCGTTTAAGCTATCGGTAGATTTTGTTTATTTCATTCTTTAAAAAGTATTCTATGTCATCTATTTTTACAGTATGTGGAACCTCAATCAATTTAATGCCGTGTTCTTTACATATACGTCTTTTCATGTCATCTCTATATTTTTGATTGAGAAATGCTTCTTTGTTCCTGTGGAAAAAAGGCACGAATTTATAATGCTGGACTCCATTATATTCAACAGCTAACCCCAATTCATCATTGAAGCAATCTAATTCTAAATTGAAATTTCCACCAGTTACAGGATTATTCAAAAAATCCGGACGAGCTTTATTAAAAGGTCTATTGAATATTTTTTCCAAGACTCGCCGACATTCAATTTCACCCTTGCTATCTCCTCTGAAAAAAGGTTTTCTTACAGGGTCTGGGTCTGGGTGTTGAATGATATCGTAATTGTATTCAGTTGACCAGGAACCTTTTTTGCCAGTGAATTTTCTGTGTAACGAAAATAAAACTAAAAATAAAATACAAAATAAAAACATCATTTCAAAACTATATTCTTCGAACAATCTTTTCAAATTATAACAATACTTAATAATATTCATTTATTTATATTTATTAACAAATTAATTTATTCTTTAAAATTTTCTCTACAGACAGGGCAATTGATTTTATAAGTAGACCATTCTGTGATGCAATCATAATGAAAAACGTGCTTGCATTTCAATATAGACACGCTATCATCACTGTTAAATTCTGCAAGACAAATGCAGCATTTGTCGTCTACATCCTTATTAGTTTCTTTTATTGATGAATATAAATGACTTTCAATTTCAATCTTTTCGTATATTTTTTCTAAATCAGGCTGTTGATTTAAACTTTCAACCAGAACGCGTTCTATGGGATCGGAAAAAGATTGAAGAAAACTGTTTAATATAAAACCATCGGAGTTGTAAGCTATTTCATCATCTCTATCTATATTTCTGTATGATGTTTCAGTTTCCATGTATGGATATCTATATGTTGTTATATTTTCCTCGTATGAAAATACTGGATTGTGAACAGAATTATTTTGGAATCTTGATGTAAGATTACGAGGTGAAAATATATCAATAATCAATCGTTCCACGAGTCTGTCATAAAAATCATGCATATCATCTTCTTGTTCTTCTTGTTCTTGTTCTTGTTGTTCTTCTTCATCTTCTTGTTCGTCAAACGATTCTACGTATCGTCGAAATTGCTCCTCTTCTTGACGTTGTAGATAGTCTTCGTATTCTTGCTGTTCATATTCATAGTTTTCTATATCCTCTTCATTGCTTTCCAGATCTTCTGGGTATTCATTACTTTCTGACATTTTTTATTATAATTGATTTTTTTATAAATAAAAATATTCCATCCTTTTATAATATAAAAAATAAAATGAATGTCAATCAAGTTGATAAATTCGGCAATACACAAATTATGGATTCTATTCTAAATGAAAAAGCTGATAATAATACTAAAATGGATACAATTCAACTTTTAATAAACTATGGAGCTGATTTAGAAATTAAAAATAAGGATGGGAAAACTGCACTTATGTTGGCATCAGAATTAGACAACTATGAAATTGTAGAATTTTTATTGTCTCTAGGCGCAAAACCTAATGTCGGCGGATTAAAAACAACTACAAAGCTTTCTACTGAACAAATGAGATTATTAAGAAAATTCAATGAAACATACGAACTTTATCCAGGAAAGCTTGGAGATGAAATTAAAAAACTCGACGAATACTCAGAGAAATTACAAAAAAACATTGCGAGCATAGTAGAAACTCCGATTCAAATTAAAAAAATAGCCATACGTCTAAGTGAAATGACTGAAATCAATCACAAAGAACTAAATGATGAGCTTGAAGAACTTACAAAAAAATTCCATTCCGATTTTGAGCTAATGAAAAGAGATTATGAAGGCGAGATGAAACAAGTTGAAAGGATTTATGAAAAAATTAATGAGAGCATAAATGCATTGAAACTTGAAATTGATAAATTCAAACCAACCGATGGAAGATCTTTGAGACGCTCCAAGCGAAAATCGCATTCCAGAAAAAATAAGATGAAGATTGCAATAATTGGATCCGGTATATCTGGTTTGTATACAGCGTATCGGTTAAAGAAAAAATATCACATGACAAACTCGCAAATAGATATCTACGAAAAGAATAAAATCATTGGAGGACGCGTAAAAACGATCAAGTTTGATAACGAAACTGTAGTTGCTGGTGCCGGAATAGGACGTCTTAAAAAAGATCATAGACTATTTCAACTCTGTAAAGAACTGAAAGTAAAAACTAACAAGTACACGTCTAAAATTTCCTACACTTTTCAACAATTGAATATTTTAGATGTAATTGAATTCTTGAAAACGAAATTGAATAAAAATATAATGGATAGACGGCATCTTATTACTTTTAAACAATTTGCAGAGAAAATACTAGGGAAAGACATATATGATCTATTTATAAAAAGCGTAGGATTTACTGATTTTGAAAATGAAGATGTGATTGATGTAATTTTTGAATACGGTTTTGATGATTGCGTTTCTGGAAATGAATTATTCAGTATAGATTGGAATCAGTTTTTAGAAGCTCTAGGGAAAAAGTTAAGATCATGTATAAAATTAAATACGCCAGTAAACAAAATAACAAAAACCAATAATGGAAAGTTTATCGTCAATAATAATGTATATGACAAAGTTTTCATAGCGACAGATTCAAAAACTGCATATGATCTAACAGGTGATAATATTTACAAGAGCATAAAACCACAAACATTCACGCGTCTTTATGTAAAACTTAATAAACCGATTGGAGATTATAATCGGATGATATTCACAGAAAAACCGTTCCAGAAAATTATAGAGATGAACAAGGATAAATGTATTTACATGATAAGTTATTCTGACAACAAAATAGCTGACAAATGGCTTAAAGTTGATGATATAAATCTATGCGTTGAAAAGAATATACGCAAGATATTTGGAGTTGATGCAAAAGTTCTCAAGCATAAACTAGTTTATTGGAAAACTGGAACTCACTATTTTTCACCTTTACAAAAGGAATATAGAAATCGGAATGAATTTATTTCGGATGCACAGAATCCAGAGACGAATATATATGTTGTCGGTGAAGCATATTCAAATTCTCAAGGATGGTGTGAAGGTGCATTAGAATCGGTTGAAATGATATTGTAAAAAGACGCAGAAGAAAAAATTGAAAAAAATTAAATTTAATGCTAATTTATTTCAGATTTAAAGAATTACTCAATTAAATAAAAAAAATGACAGACGTACAACAAAATATTCAAGTTACTGATTCTTCAAAGAAGGTCAGAAAGATCAAGAAGGTAAAGGAAGGTCCTATCAAGTATAAGTCTTCTTATCTACATTTCTGTATCAATGAGAGACAAAAGGTTGTTCTTGAAAACCCTTCTATCAAGAATACCGACATTGTAACCGAGATCGCAAAGAGATGGAATGTCTTGAAGCAAGATCCTTCTTCTCTTAAGAAGTTTGAGGATCTGGCCTTGCAAGACAAGGAGAGATACACAAGAGAGATGGAGTCTTGGGTAAAGACAGCTGCTCCTGCTGCTCAAGCTGAGCAGCCTCCTCAAGCTCAGGAGGATGCTCCTGTTGCTGCTAAGAAGAAGAGAGCGCCTAAGAAGGCTGCTGCTTCTCAAGATGGAACAGTAACCGAAACACCTGCTCCGGTTCCTACTCCTGTTGCAGAGGAGGAGTTGTTGGAGGAGGAGGTTGTGGTTGAGGCAGCTCCTGAGCCAGTTGCTGCTCCTGCCAAGAAGGCAGTCGTAAAGAAGACTGTTGCCAAGAAGAAGTAAACTTAGAACTTAGAACTTATTTTTTATATCATTGAACTTTGATATAAAAAAATTGATACTTTGCGACTTTTTTGTAAATAATACTTAAAGTCAATTTTCATAATATTAAAATGGAAATTTTTAAAGAAAACATTTCAAAATATAGTGCTTTAGAGAAACTATTCAAAGAGAATGAAAACAAGGAATATAGCGAATGGTTAGTCTTTGATAGAATACTAGATAAACCAGGGAAACAAGGTGTTGTAGGATTATTTAACGTAAAGAACACAGAATACAAAGTCATTTTTAAAATTTCTCAGTATATAAACTATTTAGTCTTCCACGAATTACAAGTGATGGAGGGATTAAATGAAATATCAATGTACTGTCCTCATTTTTGTAAAAGTTTGGGTATGATAAACTGCAATATAGATGCAAAATATAGAAAGAACACTGAAAACCCCTTTCTAATTGAAAATAGTTATCCAATCACCAAAGAAATTTTGCTTACCGAATATATTGATGATAGCTGTAAATTTTATAACTACATAAGAAGTGAAAAAGTTTCAGAGGAAATTCTTTATTCAGTCGTAAAACAAATCTTACTGGCATTAAGTATATCACAAAAAGAAAAGAGGTTTTCTCATTACGATTTACATTCATTTAACATCATGATGAAAAAATGTGACAAAGATATTGTATTTTTGTATAAAATTGATGACGAGAATCAGTTTTGTATACCAACTCTTGGATGTTACCCTGTAATTATTGATTTTGGATTTTCATATATATCCGATATGGATGATGGTCCCCTCTGGCCAAGTATGGCACATACTGATGCAGGATTTCTAAGTGATCGTTTTGATTGGGTGGCGGATCCCAAGCTATTTCTTATCACTGTTTCCGATGAAATAAAAATCAAACGACGAAGTAAAAAGTCAAAACTATTCCGCAGAATTGTAAAGAATATTTTCTATCCTCTTACAATAGATATGGAATGTGGCTGGGATGATTATGGCGATGACGGTGCTTCAGATTATGTTTTGAGAATACTTGAGAAACACAATAAAAATTCAGAGCTATTCAGAAAATACGATCACTACTGTATTGATTTGTTACAGACGTTGATTATACTTCCATTGCAGGAACAGAAGAAATCAGAAAGTAATCTTGAAACGTCGTATGTCGCTTTCTTGGAAGAATGGATTAAAATTGAGAACGAGATAACGAATGGATTTTACAATCTCTATATTTTAAAAGGTGTTGTGAATGCTGCTCGTTATGTCCGTCCTTATTACGTCAATAAAAAATCAAGAGAAAATGCTGTAAAAATGTTCAGATTGTCAGTTTACGAAGTCATTGAAAAAGTAAGTAAGTTCTGTGTACCAAAAAAAGTTCACTATGAAAAATTATTGTGTTCATTGTATGTTTTTTCTAGATCTTTAGAAGGTTTTCTGTATAAAATAATGAAGACTATATCTGATAAGAAAAAGCTAGAGTACGATAGACTTCCGCTAAAATCCATTGAGCAGATGTACGGTGTTATAACAACAAATATACCAGATGATTACAATTACAATAAAAATACCAAAGTGATTATTATTGATTCTAACGAGAAAACGATGAAGGAATTCAAAATACCCGAACAGGAACTGGAGAACGTTAACGATATAACACATTTAGCTAGAGGTACATACATATATGATCTATTCAGAAATAATAATAATTGTATTTAAAAAATTTATAAAATATATATAATATAAATAAAATGGAAACAAATAATCACAAAGGAAATCACGTTTTCTCTGATTTCACTGGGTTTTCTGGTGACGAGAAGATATTAGGAGAATTTGTTTTTAATCTAATGATAAAAGCTATAACTGAAAAAACTGACATGAAAATCGTACATAAAAACTTATCTATTTTAAATGATGGTACGCCTCCTGGATTTACTTCAGTTTTATTGCTGGATGCATCTCACATTACTTCTCATTCATACACTGACGAAGGTCTTTTATGTCTTGATTTTTTTAGTTGTGGTCCAACCGATACAATGTCTGTTATGAATTATATAAAAGATGAATTGATTAAAGAATTCCCACAAATCACATGCACTTATTTACAAAACCACAAACGATTTAATTTCTGAAAATAAAAAATTTTATAACTACGTTTTGACGTTATAAAATTAAAAATGTTCTGTTCACTTATTTATTTACATATTTGAGGACTGACTTTTTGCTTCATATGAATGTCTTTTTCTATGAATCTGTTCTCAAGATAAAAATACTGTTCTATTTCATATCTGGGACGCTTCATTCGTGGATGCGGTCGTCTTCGTCTAAGTATTATAATAAAATCATAACCCCATGTATCAACAAATAGAATATTTACATAACTAACATCATCTCCAAATAATTTTTCATATCTTACATTCAAAACATGATAGATTGCTTTCTTTATGTCCATAATAAGACTGCGAATTTCTGTTCTACATAATGGACATTCTTCTTTAGGTAATTGAAAATAGCAATTCTTGCAAACAGGATGCTCGCATTTGCTTTTTATGTCTTCGTCAGTGTAATGACAAACATTTTCATCCAAGCAAATACAACAATCTATTTTTCTCATCTTGATTTTTTTACATTTTTTTCTGTTTGAAAAATCATTTTTCTTAACCGAATGTATTTTCAGTTTGAATGTACACATAGTAGAACAAGTCGTTTTCAGAATATCTATTGTCATATTGTTTCAAATAATCTTGATACAACTCATCCATCATCGTTGTTGAACAAATCATTGTATTGTCACTAGAAAACATGAAAATTGCTTCATTTTTACCAGTTGTAATCTGTTTTCTAATACTAACTAATAGGTGTCCCGCAGAAACGTTCTTCGGCACTAAGAACTGGTTTTTAGAAAGTTTAATTTTGTCATTGTTAATTTCCACGATGACTGGTATATACCCCGGATATTTACTACATATTCTATTTGATTCACTTATTCTTTTTTCAAGTGTATTTTTGTCTTTGTACTTCATTTTTATTCTTTTATTATAAAAATATTTATTTTTTATATTTTGTTTACATATATTCTTGTCAAAAGTATTATTTATATATATATCATTACCACAAATATTGAAATTAAGGTTTAAATAGAAAAATCCGTAAATAAAAAAATGGCCAAGAGAAAAGCAGATGACAAGGATGACGATGTTACTAATCCCTTGACAGTGAAACGAAAAAAAATCAAATTTGAAGATCTGCCTCCTATAAATTCTATTGATGATTTAATTATGATTGCAAAGACGTCAAAATTTTACAAAAATATAAACATGTTGATGTTATGGGATATTTTACCGCACTTAGTTGAATTACAGACAATGATCGGCATGAAATCTGTTAAAGATTCTATATTCTATCAAGTGATCTATTATTTACAAGGTATGCATCTTAGAAACATTGATGGCGACTACCTTCATTGTATTATTACCGGAAACCCAGGATGTGGAAAAACGTCATTAGCGCAAATTATCTCAAAAATATACCAGAATATTGGGATACTTTCTCATAATTGTAAATTTAAGCTAGCACACAGAGAGGATTTTGTCGGTGAATACCTCGGACAGACTGCCACAAAGACAAAGAAATTACTGACATCGTGTTTAGGTGGTGTTATTTTTGTAGATGAAATTTATGCCTTGAGCGCCGGAAACAAGGACAAGGATTCATATGCAAAAGAAGCGATTGACACCATAAACGCCTTCCTTTCTGAACACAAGAATGATTTTGTTTTTATCGGGGCTGGATATAAAGATCAAGTACAAAAATGCTTTCTTGATATGAATCAAGGATTACAAAGAAGATTTGCGTGGTATCATGACATTGAAAAATACACCGAACAAGAAATCGCTGAAATCTTGATTAAGATGATAAAAGAGAATTCTTGGGAACTTGATCTAGACATCAATTATATAAAGGAAACTATTAGAAGCAACGAGGATATATTCAAAAATACAGGTGGTTCATGTGAGAACTTATTTTCTAAAATAAAATTAACTCATTCTAAACGAGTTTTTGGATTGTCAAATGATGTTAAGTTCATTATAACCAAGGAGGATTTTGATAAGGCGATTGACATGATGAAGAAATATTACTCAGAAAAACAAGATAAGGCTAGATATGATTATTACACTTGAAGTTGAAAAATTATTTTAATATATATTATTTTGTTAATATATATTAAAATGAAGAGAATGAAAGGAAGTCCTAAACATTTGAAGAGACGATCATTGAAGAAAAAGGTTAGTGACAGTGGGAAAGAGGAAGAATCCAAAAAGGTGATTGGATTAGAAAAAACAAAGGGTGAGAAGGAAAGAGATTCTTATTTAGATGAGGTTAAAGATGCTTTAGAAAAAAAAGGGGCTGATGTTAATGAAAAAAATGGCAAGTTTGGATGGACAGCATTACATCGTTTTTGCGCCGAAGATAATCTTGAAGGTGTTAAGTTTTTATTGACACAAAAAGGTATAGATGTTAATGTATTAGATAACAAAAACAAGACACCTTTAATATTGATGGCGCAATCTAGACCGGATGAAACAGATACAAGGGCTGAAATTACAGATTTGTTATTGAAAAATGGAGCTAAAATGGAAATTCGAGATGAAAATGTAATTAATGTTTTTCATTATGCATGTCTTAATAAACATGTAAAAATAATTGAAGTTCTACTTAGACATAATCCTGATATTATTAATTCCACTGGTGCTATTGATTCCAAAGGTAATATACTGGAGAAAACTGCTTTGCATTTATTGACTTCTTCAAAAAATGATTATATTGAAATTATAGATTTGTTATTGAAAAATGGAGCCAATGTAAATGCTTTTGATTTAAAAGGCAGAACACCATTGCATCTAGCATGTGGGTATAACAATATTGAGATTGTAAGATTGTTATTGGAGAAAAAATCAAAAGAGATTGATGTCAATGCATTGGATTATGATCTCCAAACACCATTGCATCTAGCATGTATGGGAGAAGGAGAAGAATCAGAAATATTAGAAATTGTGGATTTGTTGTTAAAGAATGGTGCTTATGTAAATATACAAAATTCTGTTAATTTTCAAACACCATTACATTATTCATTTATGGGAGGAAAACTAAAAATTTCGGAATTGTTATTAGAGAATGGTGCTTATTTAGATTTTTTAACCTCTTCTGATACATATAAGTATTTGAAAAAAGATATTCAACCCCAATTCATCAGCTTAATCTCTTATTATTCAATGAATCCCGCAAACTTGTTATTAAAAGACGGAAAACTTAGAAACACTACAACAGCTCTTCATCTTATATGTAAACAAGGATATTTAAATAACTTCACAAGATTGGTTCAAAAAGAAAGATCAATTGTTAATGATGCATTATATTTGCAAGATGAGAAAGGGAATACACCTCTTCATTTAGCGTGTGAATATAATCATTATGACATTGTTCATGCTATATTAAAGAACGTAATTGGATTTAATATTTATATCCTTAATGACGATGGAAATACACCTTTACATATAGCATGTGAAAAAGGAAATGAAAAGATTTTCAATGAACTGTTCCAATATATTAAAGAAGATCCTTCATTACGAAGATTTTTTATTATAAAAAATAAAAAAGGAGACAATCTAAAAAGTATAGCCGAAAGGAGTGGAAATGAAAATATCATAAACATTGTGAATATAGAAACAGATAAATTGAAAACAGATTTGCTTACATATATAGTTGATAACGATTTGAATGGGTTCAAAAATAAATTGAGTGAATTTAGTATAACAAATTTTCCTCTTTTAGAATTTGATTACATAAATAACTCAGATATTCCATCAAGGGTTGAATTCTTAAAAGCACTATTACCAATAATGCCAAAAATAAATATAAACAAAGTTGTTGGTGATGAGATGAGAATTCCAATAGATGTCGAATTAGAAAAAAGACGAAAAGAAATATTGTTAAAGGCTGAAGAAGATAGACGGTTCAAGGAATTCTTGACGAAACAGAATAATGAAGACTTGGTGAAGAATGTCACCAGTAATTTCAATACTCTTGACAATATCACGGGCAGTCTTATGAATAAAGAAGCGAAGGTTAAAAAGAAGTTTGAAGAAATAATGAATGAAACTGAAGAAGTGAGGAAGCGATACGAAGATATGGTTAATATAGTGAGGTCTTCATTAACACATGAAGACTCTCTTCATGCTATAACTACAAATAAGAATGAAAAAGAAGAATTTTACAATACAGTTTACGAGATTATGGGTCTAAAAGATATTTCTGATGAGAATTTACGAAAAGAAGCAACTTTAGAGGCAAAAAAGATGATAGATCATGCTTTTAGAAAATTACTTAAAGAAAGACGTGAAAAAGAAGATGAAGAAAGACGTAAAAAAGCAGAAGAAGAATTGCTTAAGGAGGAGGAGGATGAAAAGAGACGAAAAGAAAAGTCACGTAAAGTGATTAAAACATCATTAAAACCATCATCTTCACCGTCTCCGTCTCCACCTCCTCAACCTCAACCTCTGTCTCCAATTTCATTACTATCTTCCGATTTCTCGTCAGTTTCTCTTACAAAGACTTCCGATGACAAGCGAGACATAGAAAGAGAAAAAAGGGTTCTAGATGACTTAAACAATTACAAAGAAAAAGAGTACGAAACATATTCTAAAAATAAAGAAGAAGTCCGACTAAAAGAGAGTGAATGCAATGAACTGATAAATGCGTTTGATCTTAAACGCGGAGAATTAAGTTCACATGCTCTCGAATCAACTATTGAAAATTACAATTCTAATAATGTTTTACTCAACTTGAACAAAGATATAACAACTTTGAAAAAGACATATGGCGACAAAAAAAAAGAACTCGGTAGATTAATTCCAGCTGGTGAAAACTTGCTAAATAAATTGAAGCTAAATAAAACGTATTATGTTTACAACCCAAAACAATGTCAATATTTAAATAAAAAACAAACATGTGGAAGTTTAAACCTGAATATAAAAATAAAACCAGATAAAGACAATGAAATTAAAATACATGGATTGTTTCCAGATGAAGCCGAGACTGATGAAAGAAATACTTTTGATGAAACGAGTTTGAGAAAAAACCTATTTGATCAATTTTACAGAGAATACAGAATAGGAAAGGATACACCCGAACTACATAAACATTTTTCAAATTATAACCATTTGGTTTACAAAACAATCTATGAAAATAATTTCTTTAATTTCTTCACTTCAAAAGAAGATTTCATAGGTTCATTTATGTGGCATTTTAAATTTAGCAACCAAAATTTATTATTATTTTTAAATAACATATTGTGGTTATCTGATGCGATAATAATTGCACTTTCAACAGACAGAAAAGTTTTCAACGACAAGGATCCGGTGTCATTGAATGCAAAAGTGAATAATTTGTTGTCTAGTCAGCTGGGTAAAGATTTTTTTTATTCAGATATAGGAGAAGATGATATAGTAGTTAATGGCAAAGTAGTTGGCAAAGAATCTCAAATCAAATTATATTTTCATCTTTGTTATAATGATGAAATAGAACACCCTAAATGGCAGTTTTGTAAAAAAGATTACAAATTCCAAAATATAAATGCAGATACCAAGGCCTTATTCAAAAGTTCAATCAAAAGTCGCGAGACTAAATCCAAAGACGGCAAAAAATCAATCCGACGAAAGTCAGTCAAACGAAAGTCAGTCAAACGAAAGTCAGTCAAACGAAAGTCAGTCAAACGAAAATCAGTCAAACGAAAGTCAGTCAAACGAAAGTCAGTCCGACGAAAGTCAGCCCGAAAGTCAGCCCGACGAAAGTCAGTCCGAAGAAAGTAAATTAAATATAAAATGTGTTTGAATTATATTTTTCTTAAACAAATGCGTTAAGAAAAATTTAGAAAAGATGTGTTATTCGCTATATAGTTAAAAAAAAAACTATTGTTGATCATCATCATCTTCATATTGTTGCTCTTCCTCTTCTTCTAGTTCACAAAGTAAATCGTAATAATTATAAATCATTGTATGATAGTCAATAATAGAATTAAACATAATCTTCATTCTTTCAAAATCATTATCATCTAAATCAAATTTCAAAGTGCTGAATAGACCATATCTCATATTACAATCAACTGTTAACCGATGAGGTCTATATTCGTTTTGATTGTTGACATCAAATACCACAATGAAAATCACATCATTTTGAAATGATAGCCGACAATCTTCGCGATTGTTTAATTTATCCATGAAAATTTGCAATTCATCTTTACTAACTATTGATAAAGATAAGTTAACACATAAAAAATGCGCAGGAGTCCTAGTTATCTTCAATACAAATTGTTCAAAAACAGATTCTATACTTGATATAGTCAATAAACTGACACTTATCTGTTGAGGATCAAAATGACCCACAAATTGAAAATTCATTCCATCCATTTACATTATATTGTTTTTGTTTTTTAAATCATCTATATTCAAATAGTTTTTTGAAATAATAAAATTATATATTTAAAATAAATGAAACTTAAATCCCGAGTCAGATCCACAAGAAAGAAACTCACATCCAAAGTCAGATCCATAAGAAAGAAACTCAAATCCCGAGTCAGATCCACAAGAAAGAAACTCAAATCCCGAGTCAGATCCACAAGAAAGAAACTCAAATCCCGAGTCAGATCCACAAGAAAGAAACATGATGGGACAACACCGAATGAATTATTACTAGAAATACGTGGTTTCATTAATAACAGAAATGAAGAACATAATTTATTTAGCATTTCAAGATCTTTTTTTGATATCCCGATAAATGAAAATACATTTCCTAGGATAAAATTCGTTTCCATTTTCAGAAAACTTCGTCCAGTTATTAACAATATGCCCGAAAATGATAAAAACGATTTTTTATTAAAATTAAAAGTGTATTTATGTTTAAATCCTCAATATTTGCCAACAGGAAATGATTTCACCTTTGAAAATATTATTTCGCAATTGAATAACATAGTTCTCATAAAACCAGATACACCGCCTATAGGAGACATTGAAAATCCTATATATGTATTAAATTGTGATAATGTCAATGACATTCCTCTACATTTCAGATTACCTGTATCCAATGAAATAATATTTCCGATGCATATAAACAAAAATCAAATCAATAACGTATGCTTTACTAATCATCATGATTACGTGAGATTGAATTCGGTCGTATTATATAGTTTTGATGAGGAGATAGGTGATCATTTTTGTTCCGGAAAAAATGTTCGCACAATAAGTTTCAAAGGAATGACGTCTCTCAGGAAAATTTCAAATAGCTGGCTGTCATCGTGTATTTATTTAATGAATATTGATTTCGTAGGTTTGTTCCGTTTAGAAACAGTCGGGAACTGTTGGTTGCGAAATTGCAGCTCTTTAGAAGATATAAACTTCCAAGGTTTAATTAATCTAACAAAAGTTGGTGATAAGTGGATACGGAATTGTCAAAGTTTACAAGATATAAACTTTCAAGGTTTGAATAATTTGAAAGAAGTTGGTGATCAATGGATAACTTATTGTGATGAATTACAGGAAATAAACTTTGAAGGTTTAACCAATTTAGAAACAGTTAAAAATGGCTGGATAATAGATTGTCAAGCTTTAGAAGATATAAACTTTCAAGGTTTGAATAATTTGAAAAAGGTCGGTAATAGTTGGATACAAAATTGCCAAAATTTACAACAAATAAACTTTCAAGGTTTGAATAATTTGAAAAAGGTCGCTGATAAATGGATTTTTAATTGCCTGAATCTAGAGGTTATAAATTTAAGTCATTTAGTAAGTTTGGAAACTGTCGGAAATCGGTGGATTTTGAATTGCCCCAGTTTATTAAATATAGATTTTAGTAATTTAAATCGTCTAGATTCTGTCGGAAATCAATGGATTTCTAACTGCTCATCAATACAAACTATAAACTTAAATGGTTTAATTAGATTAAGACAAGTTGGTGATCAATGGATGAGTAATAATAATTCATTGGTTAATGTAAACTGTGAAAAATTACATATATTACAAACCGTCGGAAATAACTGGTTGTCCTCATGCAACAATTTAGAAACAATAAGAATCAATGACTTAAGTAGATTAAGAAAAGTCGGTGATTTTTGGTTACATAAATGCAATAGATTAACAAATGTATACATTGAAGGTCTTACTCGTCTAAATGAAGTCGGACAGGGATGGTTATTAGAATGTCCATTGTTAAGACTAGGAAATATACATTATACTGGTTTAAGGTCTCATTTACAAGATGTTCTTAATAGAACCATCACCGTTTAAAAAAAAATATCACAAAACTATCCATTCATCCGGGGATATCTTCACGATTTTTGTTGAATACCATTTCTTCGGCACAAATACTGGATTTCTTTCGGAATGTGCACCTAAAAATGCTCCCCACCAACTAAAAGTTGAATTGGCGCATATACCTCCTTCTTTACACAAAGCCATAATTGCCAATGCATCCAATTCATCACTCGTTTCCACAATTTTAAGTTCGTATGATCCCGAAAATGAAAGTCTATTCTTTTTGATCCATGGAATGTCGTCTGATAATAAATAAATCTTTTTTATATCTGGTTTCATCTCTTTTAGTTTGGTCAAGGCGGATTTGTAATATTCAATTGGCTGAATGAAATGTCGATCGGAAAAATGTAAATAGTCCCCTCGTCTTACATGCACAAAAGCCGCGTCATCAAAATTGTAAGTGTTTTTCACATTAGCTATATTATCCTCTAAACCTTCTAATAATTTTTGCCTTATCTGTTCTTCGTATGGCTCAAACGTTTTGTAGTATTGAAAATAGGAATGTAATATCATACCAGGTTTAATGGTATCCAATTTCCATTCTTCATATCCTTGTTCTTTTGTGTGTGAATGCTTTACGTAATCCTTGAAGTTATTTTTTGATTTTATATCAAATACACTGTGATTCACATGTTTCCCTAAGTTTTTGAAAATGGTTTTGTTATAATTCTTATAGGAATGATGCGTTGGATTGTTATTTAGTATATACAACGGGCATTTTAAATACTCGGATGATATGTATGCAGCCATGTAGATGAATATTTGATTTCCTAAACCACCCTCTGGTAAAGGAATTAAACCTTTTTCTGTAGTAGATGTCATTTTATTTTATAAAGAACAATTATTATAAAACTAATATATAAATTTTATTTAAATATAAATTATTCAAGTTATTTATATTTACAAAAGTCGGTCCTTCCTTACATCATCATTTGACCGACATTAAAGTTATACTGATCCCATTCATATTCAATTTGTTGATCATACTCTTCAAGACGGTTTTCTTTCGTCGCTAGAGCTCTTTCATACTCATTCTTTAATTTTTGATATTTTTGTTTGTAATCATCTATAGAGTATTCAATATTTCCTAAGTCTTCCTCAATATGTTCAATTTCGTAATAGTGAGAGCATCGTCCATTATTTTTGAACTGACACTCATAAGCAACGAAATCCTTTGTGCATTTGTATGTAGAACCACACACTTTTAAATGCTCTTCTAATTCAGCTTGACATTGATGACTGGGTTTGCACAATAGACTCTGTTCGTTTATGGATCTTTCAAGTCTACGTCTCTCTTCGCGAACATCTGTTCTGTATGCTTCTAATTCTCTCTTTGCATTAGTCATTCTTTCCTTAAGAGAATCAAGTTCGTAAATGGTCAGCTTACCATAGTAACGATCTCCGAATCTGTATCGGATTAGATACGCGATGGGATGTGAATCACACTTTAGTGATATCCAGTTTTCATCAATGACCTTGTTGTATGGAACAGAGTCTTCATAAACGTCGTCGGAGTTGGAAAGAGCGCTGAACATGATTTGTGACAATCTGTCGTGATAACGTAAAAAAAATCAATTTTTTCTGTCATACGTGAAAAGCCGTATTCATGAAAATTAAAGGTTCATTTCCAATGCTTGTTTTCTCTGTCCAGCACCGAATCCCTTCTTAAGACAGTCTGATGGATAGCCTCTTACGTATCCTTCCTTCGGATCGCCATTACCACACCACATTTTTGGCTTGATGTAAATCGGTTCATAATTCAAGAATTCGTCAATATCAACGATAGGATTATGATAACCAGCACCGAATCCTATTTTCATACATTGATAATTCGTCCCTAATGTTTTGTCGCCGCCGTTTTCTCTTAATTGCAATGAGTTTTTATTGTTACCGCAATATTTAGACACCCTTTTGCGTTTACTTTTATTCGTTTTCTTAGGTGACGACTTCTTAGGAGACTTTCGGTTAGGGGTTGATTCACGCGACAATCGGTCTGGTGACTTTACAGACTTCTTTCGGTTAGGGGATGATTTATGTGACAACCGGACATGAGACTTCTTTCGGTTAGGTGGTGATTTAAATGATGACCGCGTATGAGACTTCTTTCGGTTGAATTTTGTTTTGATTGGTGATATAATAGGTAATTTTTTTCCCTTTGTAAATTTCTTCATTTATTTATATATAAGATGAAAAAAAGTTAATTTGCAATTGTCATTGATGCCAGTTCACGTCTGAAACAGCTGCTGTCGTCTTGTATTTTTAAGATGTGCTGTTGAGGCTCATTCATGATTTCATACTTCATCATATCTATCACACCATCTTCATCTCTATACCATCTATTTGCAATTTCAACACTCTTCCCTTTAATTCCTCCATTCACTACATATGAAATAAGCTTCTTTGCGTCGACATCTTTATGTATTTCACCTTCACTATTCAAAAATTTAAAAATGCCTCTACTTGAATCAGTACATTTGTATTTCAGATTTCCTTCCGAGTCCTTTAAAATTGCGTCAACCAAAAACTGTGCCAGTCCTCTTTGACCATCAACAATATGATTGGCGTTTAGTTTAGTATCAATGGCATCTTTAAGTATTTCATAATTATCAAAATCAATAGGAGTCATAATATTCAAATTATTATTGTTTGTAGTGTTCGTGTTCGTAACAGTAGTTGTGGGACGATCAATTGCTTTATTTGCTATCCTATCTAATTTGTCTTGGAGATCTTTAATCTGCTCCCTGTAATTTTCTTCCTGCTTTTCAAGTTGTTCTTTGAGACTTTCAAGTTGTGTATTAACTTTAATAAGAACCTTGTCTTTTTCAAATAGTTTTTTTTCAGTTTGTTCTTTGAGCTCTTTGAATTCTCTATCTGTTCTTTCTTTGAGTTCTTTAAATTCTCTGTCAGTTCTTTCTCTGAGTTCTTTGAATTCACCGTCTTTTTTTTCGTAGCAACAGTTCATGTGATTTTTTAAACTTTGTTTTGACGATAGAATCTTTTTGCAATGTTTGCATTTAAATACTTTTTCTTTTTCAGAAACTGTTTCAGATTGTTCATTTTTTTTTCGGATTAAAAGGCAATATTTTGCTTTGTTTATATGACTATTCAGCGCTGATTTTGTTTTGAAAGTCGTATTACAATGCTCGCAATTTATTTTATGGTCCATTTCTTTTTAATTCAAATCCGTTTCACTTTAAATCATCGTTAGTTTCATTTTTGATTCAAACATGTTCATGGATAATTTGTATTAATATTTGAGTATCTTTTTTGCGTCAAAAATGCATTTTAAAGAAATTCTTTAAAAAATGAATCAGCAAAGGATTTCATTTTGATTCAAATCCGTTTTACTTGAATTATTTGATAATTTTAAATTAATATTTGAGTATATTTTTGTACTCAAAAAGTCATTTTTAAAGAAAAACTTTAAAATTTAAAGAAATTTAATAAAAAACTTTAAAATTTAAAGAATTTCTTTAAAATTTGAATCAACAAAATTTTGTAAAACTGTCACTATTTTTTTTAACCGGTAAATTCTACTTCAAACGAAAATAATAAAAAATATTTTTTTCAAAAAAAAATTCTCACACACACACATTTTTTGTGTGTGTGTGTCAAACATATTTATATTTTTATAAAAAAAAAATCTTTTTTTAAATAAATATAATGCCAACGAGATCTGATTACAAAAATTTAAAAGAAGGATATTTAGACAATACTAAATCTCACATAGTAATAGAAAATTACATACCGGTTAATTGCAGAACAAATACACCCACTGGGCTTTTTAATACTCGAACAGAAAATCCTAACACAAAACGTGAAAAAACATATATAACTGGAATAAACACGAATAGTTATTACATTGACCCTGACACAAAACAAGTATGTCATAATGATGATACATATACATATTGGGGTACAAAATATTGTAGAATAAACACAAGGGCGTGGGGATCAGTGCCTCAAGATAAACATGCTTGCACAGAACCTATTTTTTTAGCCAATGCCAGAATGAAGGGTGGATACGATGTAGAAAACGATAGTAATCTTATTGGTAGTGATGTAGCAAACCCTCTTGCATGTTATAAAATGAGACCGGACACGGAACAGGCCACTTTTTATAATGGCAATACAAAAAAATGTTACAAAATATACCGTATGGGAACTAGAAGTGGTGAGGGGGTTTATACATTTGTAGAAAAAAATTCTCCAAATACTTACATAACAGTCAATAATACAGTTAGTTGGTGATGGAATATTATGAGTTAATATAAAATTATAATTAGTTTATATTTGTGAAACTCAAAACTAACATGGTCAGACAGAAACCAGCCAAAAATCCATACACGCACTTGTTCTTCATACAAAGATATATATTAAACCAGTCTTTGTAGTCCTGATCACTTTGCGAATGTTTTAGCATGTAATCAGATTTAGGTAGTACTTTATAAATGACAATAGGTAAAATTAACATAAAAAGCACAACAACATTTATTTTTTCAAATGTAGGAGTCTTCTCCGAAAGATAAATGCAGTACATGAAACTAACTATGATCGCAATAACCAAACCAATAATGAAATGATTCATTCGTTCTTTTTTTATTTTTTCATATTTAGCAAGTAAATCACCAGTTAGATCTTTTTCGTATTCGTAAATCTTACCGTGACAGTGGTATTTTAATGCATATGAAACCAGAAGACCGACATTGATAGAAAGCAGAAGTGAGTTTTTCATTTTTATTAATATAAAATGAAAAAAATAAAAAAATGAAAAATATATTTGTAAAAAACTGTGAATCAGAAAAATACAAGAAACCATGCAAAAGGAACTTATCTACAAGTATGAGAAACGCCGCAAAACAAAGACCAAATCTAAATATAACGATTCCATTTATAACCAAAAGCACATTCGCAGTCAGCTGAAAAAGATTGAACATTCAGAGAAGAAACGGTCTTGATAATAGATTGATTAACTTAATTACATTTTTTAATACTCAGTTAAGTATTAAAAACTACTTATATTTTTAGTGTCTAGAAAGATATTCAAATTCACTTTCATCAAGTATATATTCTGTGAAATTTTCAGGAATATTATTTTGAACACTTATTCTTTGACGAGACCAAAGTCCTGTGGAATTGATGTAACCTTCTTCAAGAAGGATTGCTAAAGGATGTATTTTTGTAGTGCTTTTCTGTTTATCTACATATTGAAATGCATCATGGTTTATGATATAACGAAACTCATCTTCTTTGGCAGAATATTCATTAATACAATTATCAGCGGATGTAGTTGGATTGATATTTTGTGACGTAACGTCAGATTTGTAGTCAGAGTCAGACTCAGGTATAGTTAATACATATAAATTAACTTCGTGATTTTTTTCATTACTGGCATTATCACCAGCTAAAACAACTCGCTGTTTATACCACAAACCACCGGGGGACAGTAGTTTTTCCATTCTCAACATGTAATAATTATTTTTAAATGCCATTTCTAAGAATTTAGAACCACCTTCATGACGAAAGATATCAATAAATTGAATGAACGTGTCGTTTAATAAGCAAACAAACCGAAAGTATTGACCCATATTTTATTTAGTTTAGTTTAGTTTATAAGTTATATATATTTTCATATTTAAATCGTTTGAATTCTAACGCCTTTTCCATCGTAAACCCAAATTTCACATCTATATCCTAAATCTTCCAATGCTTTCTTCGTGAAAACTACTTTATCTTTATTCTTTTCAAGAGTCCATATGCTTTTAACTTCTATGCAAAATTTTTGAGATTTGATTAATATATCAACGTAATAACGATGAACATTACCATCCGAATCTTTGTATTCGCATTTAGGAACTTCTGTTCGTTTAGTTATAATATCATCTTCACTTATGTTTTGTGAAAGTAAATCATCTACGGCGAATTTTTCATATCCTTGTAATCTGATTGTTTTACCAGAAGGGAACATGTAATCATAAGCTTTGTAGGCATTATGTGAAGCTTTTTCGCTTACTTCAGAGTTCTGCATATGGTGTTTAGCACCGTATCGTTTTATGTTAGTTGCTTCCATTTTTTCTCTAACACCTGGATCTTGTGAAGGATGCTTAACTCCATATCGTTCCATGTTAGTTGCTTCCATTTTTTCTTTAACACCTGGATTTTGTGAAGGATTCTTAACTCCATATCGTTCCATGTTAGTTGCTTCAATTTTTTCTTTAACACCTGGATCTTGGAAAGGATTCTTAACTCCATATCGTTCCATGTTAGTTGCTTCAATTTTTTCTTTAACACC